GGTGAATTCTTTTTCTGCCATTGATAATTCTGTTAAGAATGCATTAGCTGCTTCGTGACGTGTTGCTAATTGCAATTTTATCAATTCAATTTCGCCTAATTCAGTAACTAAAGATTGTGTTTTAGTTTGAATTTCTTTCATTGTTGTTAATTCGTCTTCCGACAAAAATTTTGTTTCTTGTGTCATGTTTTCCTTTTTATAACTTATGTATTTTTATTATATATATTTTTTCTACAAAATCCAAATATTTTATAAATTATTCTACAACTGGTGTTTCTTCTACAACTTCCTCAGTTAGAATTTCTTCTTCTATTACTTCTACCGTTGGTGTTGGTGGAGTATATTTTTCAAATGTTGAAGCTTTGTTGATGTCATTTGCATCTTTAAGATTATCAATTACGTATTGATCTAATGCATCGATTAATTGAGTATATGCATCAGTAATAGTTGCATCATAAGTCAATGTTGATTTGTCGATACTTTGATATCCTACTGCTCCGTTACCTGCAATGAATACATCCATTGCAATTGCACCTGCATATTGTAAGTGTGGTACCAATGTTAATAATGGTGATTGGTAAATCAATCCGGTCTGTGGGTTTTGAAACAACCCGGTTACTTGTACTGCCATGTTTTCCTTTTTTTATATAAATATTATGATAATCCAAAACGTGTTTTTGTTGCGTTATAGTTTTGAGTGACTTCTGCTTGAGAAAGTGGTCGGTTGTAAAATCTCCAAAAAGGGATTGTAAATGGACCAAAAGACCCTATATATAAATTAGTATTAGTACTATTTAATGGATCAAAACCTATATTAGCAATGTTATTAATTAAGATTCCATTAAGGTATCCTCTAAAGTTTCTATTATTGTAAGTAGCCGTGACATAATATAGTCTATTCGCTTGTGGAACTGTTGGTAATCCTATTGAATATGCTGCTGATGACGAGTTTAATGTGCAGAAGCTCATAAAAGGACCATCTCCAAATTCTGCATATACTCCACTGGTTTGATATCCAGCACTATTCTGGTATATATAATTATATTCTCCGGTAGTAGGTAATTCAGAAATAGATACTGCATACTCTATTGTAAATGAAGATGATATAGGTAGTGTAGTACTTGCTAGAAAATAATCATTAACACCATCAAATACAACTGAACCCCCATAGATAGGTGAAAATGCAGGCCCATTTACTAAACTTCCGCTAATGTTATTTCCACTTATATCTCGCCAAATAGTACTTCCAGATGTATAAGACATTTGATTAGCAGCATCTAATGCTATTAATAGTCCATTTGTTACTATGCGATTTCTTGTATAAACTGCCATAATGTTATAATCCGTATCGTGATTTATATGCGTTGAAATTTTGTGTGATTTCTGCTTGGGTGAGTGGTCTGTTATGTATTTGAGTAGATCCTATTTTTCCAGTAAATCCTTGACTACCTAATGGGGACATATAAGCTCCAATAGTAAACAGGGATGTGGATCCGGATGCTACATACGTAGATGTTAGATTGTATACCCCATTAACATAACTACTAAAACTAGAACTATCCCAAGTTAGTGTAACATTATACCAGACTCCTGAGGGTACTGATGATTTACCATGAGCTACTAGTGGATTTCCTCGAGAAAAGCTAAATACACCGTCAAAACGATTTATATAAAATCTATCTGAATTAGTTCCAAAAGCTGCAAATATATATCCACTAGATGTGCCTATAGGATATACCCACATATTAATTGTACCTCCTGAATCTTGTAAGATACTGCTGTTAACTATAGCATAACTTCCGGATCCATCAAAATTTAATACTCGTTCATTTAAATATGAATATTGTGGGATGGATGAACTAATTGAAGCTGTGGTTAAAGTTGCAACATTGTTATTACCTGATATATCTCTCCAGGTATTTCGTCTGCCTAAAATATTAGTACTTGCGGCATATGGAGACATATAAGAATTTCTTTCCAATTGTGCTCCCCAAATATATGCTTGCGATCCTGAGTAGCTGAACCCAGTATAACCGCCAGGCCATAATAATGGGAATGAATTGATACTAGATTCAGTTACATTAAGAGTAGCACCTATTCTATAATATCCATTCGGGGCTGATTCTATAAACGAATTAATAAAACGACCATTTCCGCCAATATTACCTTTAACACCGTTCAAAATATCAAAACCTGCTACACCGTATGTTGCGCCTTCTAGAACCAAATAATAATATTGTTGATTAATATATTTTACAAACCATGAAAATGTATATATACCCTGATATAGAGTTTGTTGTCGGGTTATGTTACTAAAGGCACCTGTAATACTCCATAAATTCGCAGACCCGGTACCATATGGGGCAGGATATGCAGATGAGGTAACAACAAACGAATTATTAGTTCCCCATGGTGAAACATAGTTTTCACTGTTAGTAAATAAATTCACAGTAGGATCCGTTGCAATAGACAAGCTATTCGCAGGATCTAAGTTTAAGACTAAACCATTGGTTACTATAGGGGGAGTTCCGTAATACATTATAGTCCAAATCTTGTTTTAGTTGCGTTATAATTTTGAGTGATTTCTTCTGCAGTAAGTACCCGGTTATATGCCCTAAGAAAATAATATTCTGCATCTAATGAATTTCCATCATTTTTACCTAATCTAAAATTTAAATTATTGTTATAGAATGATCCAGTCATTACTCCCAAATTTTGTGCTTCGGAGAGAAATTGAATCCCATTTCTATATTCTGCAGCTTTTAGAGTAGAAACATTGAATGTAAATATTGAGTGGACAAATGTATAATAAGGGAAAGCTGGGGTGAAGCCAGTAACATTGTTTGTATTACCTGTTCCATTATCTATTGAAATTATAGTTGATGCCTGGGTAGTAGAAAGGTTTAATATTCGATATTGATAGCCAGGAGCTCCTCCGATACCACCAGTATCAGTTCGTTTTTGCCATAAAGCATTAACAGTACCGCTAGCTGTTGCTGTAAGTCGTACAAGTGTTTCTATTGAAAAACTACCTGTATTAAAGTTATATAATGATTGGTTATTAAATAGGCAAGTAGAGTTACTTGAACTTGCAAATAATAAACATTTTTTATTGTTATCAAATCCAGTACCAACCATTGAACCTGTTGTTAAATTTCCAGATATATCATACCATGTTCTAGTTCTGTCTGTTACAAGATCGGAAATTGATGGTTGGGTTCCATCACATAAATCTATTCTAGGGTCAAAAAATTGCAATTGACTTCCGGTATCTAAAGAATAATAATGATATGTTCTATGTCTTGTATATACACTACCAGTTACCCATTTTATATCTCCAGTACCTATATTACCTGAAGTATTTCTGACTTTAGTACTACCGCTAGCTACAGTGTATACTCCAGTGTCTGGGTGTTTTCCGGTATATGTTGTATCTTGGGGGTAAAGATGCCCAACAACTAAAAACCATACATCTTTAGTAAGGGTTCCTATATTAGCAATATCCCAATATGGATTTGTATCAACACTATTATCGTCCATTTGAGCTACCCCAATGTTAGTAAATGCTGAGTTACGGCCATTTGTTCCGAAGTAAAAATTACCTGATGTTTCATTTGATATACGCTTTACCCAAACTGAAAATCTATACATTTGAGTTATGTCAACTGGGATATTAGTTGAATTCCAACCGCCGTCTTCATTGTTGTCTCCTAATGTGTAAGTTCCCCAAACTACAGAACTTTTACCAAATGGATCTGTTGCATATAAACGACGATTCTCAGACGTTACGCCATTTTGATTAAATAATCCTATACTGCCAGATGAAACAGTCCATGTATATGGGTTTAAGATATTTCTATCTCCGATGTATGATTGAGGATTAGCTGCATCTAATGCAAGTACTAATCCATTAGTTACTATTGGTGGTGTGTTTTTATATATAGCCATAACTTATGCAAAACTTGAACTTCTATATCGTGTTCCATCATATACAAACAAGAATGAGCCACTCCAATAAGCACTTCCAGTTTGTGGAGAAGCTGATTGGGATAATGGTAAAATGAAACTACCGGTAGCATTTAACGTTCCGTATATGTTAACATTGTTACCTCGTTTTTCAAAAACTTTGTTTGGAAAGTTATACATAATAACTGTCCAATCTGAAGTTGCTTCTATAATTGGTAAACCAGAAACATCATTTACCATATAAATAGAACCAGACGTTACATCTGTTACTGTAAATTGTGATCCGACACTCGTTGCTCCTAAATCGGCAATTATATTAGTGCCACCTGTTGCTGCAGCAGATCCAGTAAATGTAGCTGCTACGCGGAATGCAGTTTCGGTTTGAGATGCAGTGGTTGCAAAGAATGTCGGTGTTATGTTTACTCCGTATACTTGTGCTCCTATCACTGCTGATTGAGATATTGATTGAGATATCCAAAATGCAGATTGTGTATTTGCAAGTGATATTACAGGCGAACTAAATGCAAATTGACCATTATCTAAAACAGTCATTAAGTTAGTCGGAGTACTGTTCTGTAATAGGAAGTTTGTTGTAGCACTTGTTGCGCCAGACCCGCGGACTTGTAAACGAGCAGAAATGGAACCAGTTGTTCCTATACTTACATTTCCTTTAAGTGCCGTTCGGGTTATGCTATCATTTCCTAACACTGCTGTGTTTGAGCCTAAACCCCAAGCTGTACTACCAATTACAATTGAGTTTGTATCTGTAATAGTAGACATCCTGATACTTGGGCCGACAATTGTATTGTTTGTTCCTTGTGTGAATTGAGTAGTTCCGTCTGTTAATAATGATGCAGCGGAAGTTCCTATGATTATATTACTTCCACCCGTTGTTAGATATCTTGCGGTTTGAGCACCAATTACAACGTTATTTGATGCATTTGATATTACATAACCTGCAAGATCTCCTATAAGAGTGTTGCTTGCTCCCGTTGTTAGAAATCCACCAGCTAAACCACCAACCAATGTATTACCTGCTCCAGTTGTAACGGATTGGCCTGCACCATTACCAATAAATACAGATCTAACAGATGAAGCATTTGTAGATATAATTGCAGCACCTGCATTTAAACCTAATGTTGTTAGATTACCATCAAGGATCATACCTTGAGTTCCATTGGTAGTAATATATCTCGAAGTTGTATTTATTTTATACCCTTGTAAACCAACACCTGTTAATGATGCATCAGCAATCGTGTCAGTATAAGTAGTAGTTGTATTGTCACTGATAGTTGCAAGAAACCATTCGTTATCGCTAGTACCACCTAATTTGGTTCGATATAATTTTCTAGCGGTAACTCGAGGATCACTTGAGGTTGGGATACCCGTTAAATTGACTGTAGTGGTGCCTGTGGTTGTTGTTACTAGTAAAACACTACCTGCATTAGTTTCACCTAATGCTGTAACATATGCTGCAAAATAATAATATGTACCAACACCTAGTGAAGAACCTGTAGCTAATGTAAATCCTCCAATAGCACCAGGAGCAGTTACTGGGTTAAGATTAAATGAGCCTTGAGCAGATACTGAACTGTCTATTAAAGTAGTTCCTTGTACTGTTAGTCTGTGTGTTGGTGTATTTGTTCCAACTCCTATTCTACCACTCCCACTTACATAGAGTATATTGTTTACTGATGGAGAATCTATTTCTAATAGAACTTCAGCTGCTGCTCCTGAAATGTGAAGGGATGCTGTTGGTGATGTTGTGCCAATCCCAACAAAACTACCAGTCATTCTAACTAGATTAGCATTATTTACTCTAAAGTTAAGATATGTTGAAGGAGAATTATTGTTTTCTTCAAACATATCAATACCGACAGGCACTACTGCATTATCATAGATACCCATCTGTAATGTTCTTCCGGAGCCTGCAGCAATAAAAGCTCCTTCTTTATTAACACTACCTGAGGTTGTTATTAGTAGTTGTGCTTGTTGGCCTAATCCAGCATAATAAATACCTGTATCATATACTTCTAAAGCATATCCTGCATTAGTTGCACTACCGATAGATATTTTTCCTGAGCCAGAAACCTTTAAAATGGGATTATTTCCTGAGTATATTTGAAAAGGGGTTTGTGTTCCGGAACTTGAAATATTAACTGAACCTACTATATCTAATGTGGTGTTAGGGGTACTTGTTCCAATACCAACATTCCCGTCATCTAATACAACTAATGAAGCACTAGCATTTGTGTTTTCAACACGGAGAGCAGTTGTAGCACTCGTCACGCCAGAACCTTTAACTTGTAATCTAGCAGATGGTGCTGTTAATCCTATGCCTGCACCTAGGTTTAATGCTACTAAACTACCATTAGCATTTCCTTCAACACCGGTGTTAACTGAAACTAAATTTATTCCGGCTCTACTAAATCCAACATCGCGTGTGCCTGCACCGGAATTAGCAGTCGATGTAAAGAAGTATCCAGAGCCAGACCCGACGTTTATATAATTTGGAAATAAATTAACATATCCACTATTAGATCCAATACCGGACTGATATACTAAACTTTGTAAGCTTATGTATCCATTTGCATCTGTTGCTAAATCATTAAATCTAGATGAATTAGATGTATTTGTAATTCGTAATGTACCTACTATTTCAGTTGTAGTACGAGGTGATGTTGTCCCAATACCAACATTACCGATATTGCTAATACGCATTCTCTCAGATCCAGAAACATGAAACCCTATAGAACCAGAGCTACCAAAATTATCTTGTAATCTAATTCTACTAAAACTGTTAGCAAATCCCGAGCCAGATACTCCTGCTTTTAAATCTAGTATGCTATTATATTGATATGTTGTTAAAAATCCATCAACGCCGCTTGTATATAATTTTAGTTTTCCAGGAGCAATTGTTTCATTTAAATCATCGCCTATATGAACTTGATTAGTGCTACCAACAAATAAATCACCACTTGCACTTATATTACCAGTTACTGTTAAACTACCAGTTGGAACAATTACATTTCCATATAGTGTTTGGGTGTCATTGGCTGCGTCTCCAAGCTGATTAGACCCAGATGAATATATTATAGAAGCTGACTCGATAGCTACGTTTAAGAACGCAATAGACGCCGTACCAGCAATGTCTAGATTTCCATTAATTGTCTGTGTACCATAAAATGTATTTGAACCAGTAGTAGCAAATGACCCAGTGTTGACGACATTAACGATAGAACCAGTACCATCATAAATGTTGGTGCCATCTGTGTGAAGTACACGTTGATACGTATCCTCAATATTTAAGCCTGTTAAATCAGGTAAAGCCATATTATTTCAATTTCAATAACCCTTGCAACAAGCTGTTTATGATTATGCTTTTATCATCATCACTGATTTGATGCATATTCACATATCCTCCCAAAATTTCATTCAATTGGTTTCGACGTGTTGCAATATTGTTAATATTAATGTTTTCATTGCGAAGCAACTTCAATATATTAAATATATGATTTTTTCTCGACTCAACCAAATTTTCTTTAGGTTTTGTTTGCGGTTTATTTGAATTTGATGTAGTTTTTGATGTGGGCTGTGTATTTTGAGTAACAACTACTTTGGCCTGTGATTCTTTGATAACTGGTTTTGTGTTGGAATTTTTAACTTCAACTGTTACTTTGCGAGCCGTTTCAACTTCGAACTCAGAATCCCATGGCATAAAATATGTATCGTCAGCAATGACTTCTAATTTTATTTGTCCGCGGACTGATTCATCCAATAAGCCTTTTAATCGTTTAATTGGAATTCGGCAATTACCAGAATTGTCAATTTCACCTTTAAACATCATGATGATGTCTTTAGTCTCTACAACTAAACGGGCTTGGCTGTTGCGAAGTGAGGCTCCTTCTAATTGAATGCTACATTCGAATATTTCCGATTTATCTGTAAATAGTTTGTACATTATACTTCCACTTTTATATTAACGCCTAACACTTCTTTTGCTACTAATGCTACATCATCAATTGTTATTTTAATATCTTTTATTTGTCGTTGTTTGGAATAATCCGTTCCTTGAACTTTGCAAAGCAATTTAACAAACCGTTTCTTTTTGTCGATATCTTGTTCAAGAGTTTCAACTGGATTATACTTACCACCTCCAACTAATGATGTTATTAATGCTACATCATCCCACGTATATGGATTCGTGTTCCATGCAAAATTTGCGTTATTCCATTGGAATGGTGTTCGTGTTGCCATTTTATATAAATATGAATATTAAAACTTTTCAACCATTTTACGCAACTTGCTATTAATCAAAAGAACGTTAATTGTCTCCAGAATGGTG